GAAGAAGAAGTTAATCGTAGAGTGAAAACTCTATTGGAGGAGAAGGGGGGTGTAGCCGCTTCCTCCACGCAACATATCGTGGGAGATGAGGTAGACCCATTCTTAGTAGCAGAACAAGCTTTACAACAAGAAAGAGAACAACCAAAAAGACAATTCACTAAAAATGAAAAGTTGAATGAGGTTCTAAATATGACAAAACCATTCAGTAAAGAACAAAGAGAAGGTGGTACACATACAAAGTCAGTATTAGATACGTTTAAACCTGTAAATGAAAATATGGATAAAACAGTTTCATTTACTCAACAAGGTTCAGCTTTAGGTTTAGAAGGAATGAGAACATCAATGGCAGCACAAATGGGATATGGTGATATACAACCAAGTGGTGGTGCTAAAAAACAAGGATTAGGTGTAACAACAGGTTTACCTGGTTTAGATAAAATTTTAAACAGAGATAATTCTGCTTTAGTAAAAAAGTTTAAAAGATAATGGTACAAGGATTAATAGTATTAATAATGTTGGGAGCTTCAGTATTCGTTCTCACCAAAACTTTAAAAAAGAAAAGTTCTGGTGATTGTGGATGTGGAAACTGTCAATGTGGAGGATAATAAGTGGCTTACGTTGTAGGTAAAAAGATTGTAAAGGATACCCAAGAGGAATTTGATAATCATGCATATGGTTTTCAATATCCTACTAATAGTGGAACTTTGTTTCAACCTACCTATACATCATATGAAGCTGCTAAAACTAATTTAAGAAATCTTCTTCTTACCGCAAAGGGAGAACGAGTAATGCAAGCTGAGTTTGGAACTGGATTACATTCTTTACTCTTTGAACAAATGGGAGATGATTTTGAAGATAGATTAGTTGATACAATAACCGAAAGTGTAAACTTTTGGTTACCTTATATTAATATAGATGAAATAAATGTAGAACTAACAGATGAGATGAAAGATAAAAACCAAGTTGGTATGAATATCAAATTTTCTGTTGGTGATAATATCGAAACAGATAATGTAACATTTACATTACAGGGATAATAAGATATGGCACTTAATACTGGAAACATAAAAAATAAAGGAAGAGATATAAAGTATCTTAATAAGGATTTTGGTCAATTTAGAGATAACCTAATTGAGTTCGCAAAAACTTATTTCCCAACTACATACTCAGATTTTAACGAATCATCACCAGGTATGATGTTTATCGAAATGGCATCTTACTTAGGAGATGTTCTTGGATATTACATCGATGATACCTTAAAAGAATCGATGATTCACTCTGCAGAAGATAGAGCGAATGTTGTTGCTCTTGCAAACTTCTTAGGATATAAACCAAAAGTTACTTCACCTGCATTAACACGATTATCTGTTTATCAACTTGTTCCAAGTAAAAGAAAAGCAAGTGGTAATTTATATGATGGTGATAATAGATTTGATTTAGATGCTGGTTATTTGATAAGAATTAAAGAGGGAATGAATGTTACATCATCTTCATCTGGTCTTACTTTTAGAACTACCGAACTTGTAGATTTTGCAGACATAACAGATAGAGAAGTAACAGTATATGAAAGAAACGAATTTGGTGAACCTGTTTATTACTTAGTAAAAAAATATGTAAATTGTATTTCTGCAGAATCAGAAACTATAAATATAACATTTGGGTCTCCACAACAATTTTCTCGTATAGATATCGGAGATACAAATGTAGTTGAAATATATGATGTTAGAGATTCAAATGGTAATAAATGGTATGAAGTTCCTTACTTAGCACAAGAATTAGTTTATACTGATTATGCAAATTCAGAGCAAAATGATAAATCTTTATCTCAATTTAAAGATTCAGTACCACAAATTCTAAAAGTAACAAAAACTTCAAGAAGATTTGTAAGACAAGTAAATGAAGATAATACAACTTCATTAATATTTGGAGCAGGTAACTCAACTTCATCCGATGAAACTTTCTTACCAACATTTAAAAACGTAGGTTTGGGATTGAATAATTCAATTGATAAATTAGGTGCATCGTTTGACCCGGCTAATTTCTTAAAATCAAAATCGTATGGACAGGCTCCGGCTAACACAACATTAACTGTAACTTACTTCAAAGGTGGTGGAGTTAGTGCAAATGTACCTGTAAATGATTTAACTAAAATAGATTTAATTGAATTTGATGAAGATTTAAGTTTATTTGATGATGATGAATTATCACTTTATAGATTTTGTAAAAATTCAGTAGCAGTAGATAATGAAATACCTGCAACAGGTGGTAGAGGACCTGAAACAATCAATGAGATTAGAGAAAATGCTCTTGCTTACTTTGGTTCACAAAACAGAGCAGTAACAAGAAAAGATTATCAAGTTAGAACTTTAGCACTTCCTGCAAAATATGGCGGTGTAGCTAAAGCATATTGTGCACCAGATGGTGAATTGGATAATAATTCTCCATCATCATTATTAGCATCACCTGAAAATCTTGATGAATTCGCAGGATTGGTTTTAGATTTACAAGATAAAAAATTAACAGAAACTCAAATTAAAACAGAATTACAGAAATATCTTACAAATAAAAAAGGAACTGTAAATGAAAAAAATAATCCATTTGCGATAAATCTTTATGTATTAGGATATAATTCAAATAAAAACTTATCATCTGTTAATAAAGCAGTAAAGGAAAATTTAAAAACTTATCTATCTGAATATAGAATGTTAACCGATGGTGTGAATTTATTAGATGGGTTTGTTATTAATGTTGGTGTGGATTTTGAAATTAGAGTTTTTAACTCATATAACAAAAGAGAAGTTTTACTTCAATGTATTACAGAAATAGAAAATTACTTTAACATTGATAATTGGACATTTAATCAACCAATTAACATTTCGGAGTTGGAGTTAATTATTGCAGGCGTTGAGGGAGTACAATCTGTACCCAAATGTATGATTGAAAATAAATGTGGTGGAACTTATTCTAAACACAAATATAATATTGAAATGGCTACCAAAGGAAAAATGGTTTATCCATCACTTGACCCATCGGTATTTGAATTAAAATATCCTGGTAAAGATATTAAAGGGAGGGTTGTATAATGTATCACTTTGTAACTGCATCAAAAGATGCAACGATTTACTTACAACAACCATCTCAGAATACTGGGTTGGATGAAATATTAGAAGTTTCCAAAACTTATTATGGAAGTCTAAAAGATATTGCTCATACCTTAATTAAGTTTGATACAACTAATTTATCATCTTCTATTGCTAGTGGTGATATTACAGTAAGTTCAGCAGACCTTATCCTTAGAGAGTGTGATTCATCTGAAATACCAATTGATTATACAATTTATGCGTACGCAGTAACACAATCATGGGAAATGGGTATTGGTACTCGATTCGATGATATTAGTACTGATGGAGTATCTTGGAATTCTGTAAGAACAGGTGTAGATTGGTTAACACAAGAAAACCACTCTGCGGATACAACTGGTTCTTTAAATGGTAAAGGAGGAACTTGGTTTACTGGTTCTTACTCAACACAATCATTCTCATACGAATCATCTGATATCGAAATGGATGTTAAGGTAACTCTTGATGAATGGATTAGTGGTTCGTTACCAAATGAAGGATTCCTTTTAAAATATACATCTTCATTAGAAAATGATACTAATGATTATGGTCAACTAAAATTCTTTTCAAAAGAAACAAACACAATATACCAACCTAAACTGAGAATTGGTTGGGATGATTCTTCGTTCTCTGTTGGTTCTTTAACTGCACTTACCGCTGATGATATTCATGTAACGTTCAAAAGATTAAAGACCAGATACAAGCGTGGAAGTAAACCTGAAATCAGAGTTTTCGGTAGAGAGAAATACCCTCTTAAAACTTACACTAATCAATATTCTTATACAGATGTAAAATATCTACCATCAACCACATATTATCAAATAAAAGATGTGGTTACTGAAGATGTGATTGTACCATTCTCAGATTATACAAAAGTATCTTGTGATTCAAATGGTAACTACTTTAAATTAGATTTAACAAATTGGGAATATAATAGAGATTATTATATTGAAATTAAAGTAGATAGAAGTGGTGTAATAGAATACTTTGAAGATAAGGATTTAACTTTTACGATAGAGAAATAAAATGGCATTGGATAATAAATTAAGAGTATCGGAATTGGTACAGAGTGGTTCAAGGGCAATCATCTCTGAGGACCCTATTTCTAAAACTCATACATTTGTTGATGGCTCCTCTACTATCGTTTCACAATCTGCTAATGAACCATATGAACACTTCGAAGGTGAAAGAGATGGTGAATTAACAGGTTTTATTGAAAAACCTAAGTATGATGAAACTCAATTAAAGAAAGCAGTTGATACTGTTATTGATGAGTTAATTCTTCCCCCACTACCACCATCACCGCCAGTAGTTCCTAAACCTGTATATGATGATTTATTAGAAAGATATAATCAGGCAGTTGCAGATTTAGCTGAAGCTAATAATACTATTAGGGATTTACAAGCACAAGTTGCACAATTACAAGGACAGATACAATCCTTACTTTCACAATTAGATGCAGCTGAAGTAGCTAGAGCAATTGCTGAGAATCAATTACAACAACAAGCGAGTGCGTTTGGTGAATTAACTGCTAAATTCTCACAAGCAATTATTAAGGCAACAAAAGAAGCATCCGCAAGAGTATCACTTGAAGCACAGAAAGAAGGTTTAACTGCACAGAAAAACGTATTAAGAGAACAAATTCTTCAGTTAAGACAGTTGGTAGCATCACTACAAGGACAAGTAGCTGCTCAATTGGATATTTTAGATACCCAACAACAAGCAGCACAACAAAGAGAAGATGCAGCAGAAGAAGTAAAACAAAACTTAGAAGAACAAATAGAAGAACAAGAAGATACTTTAGCAGGTAAAAAGGCAGAAATCGCAGCAGGAGCCAAAGATTCTGGAACTAAATTTACAGCAAGAGTATTGAATAAAGGTGATGTAAATGCTTCGGATATTGCATATAAAGCAACTCGTGATGGTTTTGATAGATGGTTAAATGGACCAGAAATTAAAATTTACAATTATTCAGATTCTTCCATTAGTATTACATTTAGTATAAATGATTCTAAGATGTTAAACATGCCATCTTCAGTAACGATTGGTTCTAAAGAATCTAAAAATGTTAAGGTAAGAGCAAGAGAAACATCAGTAAATGGTGGTAAAGGAAGTTATGACCCTAATAATGCTGTATCGTTTAGTGGTGAAAAAACTTATAAATCATCAATGCAAATTAAGGGTGGTGGAGAAAGTGTAGCGTTCGGAACAGAATTAAGAAAGAGAAAATAAGAAATGGCAATAAAAGGATTCAAACAAGTAATAGAAAAGAAGGGATACCGACTTGATGACAAAGATAGAAAAATCTTTGAAAAAGAAATCAAGCGTGGATATTTCGGATTTGATGTTGGTGATATCATCGAGTTTGTAATCTATGATGCATCTGATAATCAACTACCACAAGAAATAGCTCAAGGTAAAAAAGTAAGATATATTTCTTATACTGATGAGAATATACAAAAATACTTTGATAAAGTTCCTGAAAATAAATTCAATAAAAAATCTAATAATGCACAAGAGTATTTTATTGATACCGAAAAACTTATAAAAGAAGCTGGATACTCAAATGGGGTATTCAAAACTCAAATCACTTTACTAAATAGAAGATTGGGTTCTGAACCAAGATTGTTTGATAAGGTTTGGATTCATGAAATATCACCATCGAGAACTGAGGTAAGAGTTTTACCTGTTGTAGAGGATGGTACATCTATTCCTAATTCAGATTTACAATCAAGATACGATACATTTGTAAATTGTGGAACATTTACCGCAGATGTTCTTATATTTTTAGATGAATTTATAAATCAATTTGATGTTGCTAAAGTAGTCAAAAATGTATTGATGAAAAAAGGAACAATATCTGAGGGTCAGAATTACATAAAACTTATTGAGCAAGAATTTAAATTAGTAAACTTCGAAGTTTATTTAACTCAAACTAAAAAATTATTTCAACAGATTGTAGATAACTATCGTATGAATAGATACTACAATCCATTTGAATCAAACTTTGGTAAACCAACTGGAGAATCTTTTGGTGTTGAATTTGATATAGCAAGAACATTTGATGAAATATGTGAAATGGCATCGAACGCAGCTGAATTTTCACTACCAAGACAAGATATAAGATTAAATACTGCTAAAACATTAGCTCAAACGAAAACCTTAGATAAAGTAAAACAAATTGTTAGAACTGTAACAAGTAACGAAGAGTTTCAATCTACAAGACCTGAAGCAAAGGTTGCACAGATTCGTGGTTGTATGGATAGTAAAGCTAAAAATTACAACCCACAAGCAACCATTCCATCTCAATGTGTGTATGATGTAACTGTAACAAATTTTAGAGATATAAAAGTTTGTAATGATAAAGGTGCTAAAAACTATGGTAAAGATGGTGAGTGTGATTATAGTGGTAGATGTAATGACGCAAGTGCAACCAACTATGGTTCTTACGCGGCTTGTACATATCCAGCACCACCGCCTCCACCACCTATAAAAAAGGTATCAAGTGGTGGGAGTTCTGGAGGAAGCTCAGGTGGAAGTTCCTTGTGTAAATATGGTTCACGATATAGTGTAACAGGTCCTCCAGATAAATCATTTACCAAAAGTGGTGGTAGAGGTACTAAAGGAGTAAAAGTATTAATTGATGGTGGTACTGTATTTGCAGTTTGTAGAAGTAGAGTGGGATTCCAACTATCAGGTGTACCAGGTTGGATTACACCAAATTATATGAGTAATGATGACCATAGTGCTGGTAATTTTAGATATGACGTTGCTGCCAATTCTGGTCCCGCTAGAAGTGCAACAATAACTATAACACCAAATGGTGCAGCTTCAGGTGGTTCATCATATTCATTTACAGTAACACAGGCGGCGGGTTCATCTGTTAAATCATCATCACCAAGACCACAACCAAGTGTAACTATAACACCTTCTGCACCTGCATTATCAACATCCCCTAATATTATTGGATTTAGTGCATCTGGTGTTAGAATAGAAGGAAGTGCTTATATAACAATAGAAACAACAGATAGTTGGACAGCTACATATAGTGGAGATGTACCTATTAATTTAAGTAAACCAGCTGGTAGTGGAAGAGGTAGAGTAGATGTACAATGTACTGGAGCAAATTCAATAGCCAGACCTTTACAAGGACAAGTAATAATAAGAACATCAGGTGGGATAACAAGAAGTACATCAATTTATCAACAAGAAGGTAGTGGAAATTCATATGGAACTTCGGGTACTGGATTATCTCGTAGAAATAATATACAACTATAAAGATACTTATATAGAAGGATAAACAATGGCAAGTACACCAAAACCAAATTTTAAGGGAACACAAGTAAATCAACGCAGTGGTGATTGGTCTTGGACTGGTGTGGATTGGTTTGATACATCATTGATAGACTTATCTGCTTTTAATATCGGTTCTATAAACATAGACCAAGATGCCATACGAAAAGGTGTAGAAGAATCACTGGGATTAACATATGGGAATATAACACCTCTTAAAGATGGACAGGTTGTTGGTATAGGAAATAGTTTTGGTAGAATAACACTACCAGATTTAACACCAAATCCAAATATAGATAATACTATCATACTTACAGATGCTAATGTTAGAAATCCAGCAAAAGCTAGACCTTTTAATTTAACTTTAACATTTACCTCTACACCAAACATAGAATTTAAAGTAAGTGGTGGTAGTACTTTTGGAGAAATAGCATTAAAGCAAAACAAATTTAGTTCAAATGATTTTGTAACGCCTGTAACCTTTCAAGCAAAAGGTGGCGGATATGGAATATCTGCAGATACATATACAGTCTATACTACTATAACTAATGATACAACCTTTGCTGACCAAGGATTAGAACTTCCTAAATTTATTGTTGAAATAAAGAAAAATGGTAGAAGTGTTAAAACGTTAGATGAATCCTCTTCAGCAGCTACTTTAAACTTTTTATTTGAACAAAAAGAAGTACCTGCACCGAAAACTGGAATAAATGTAACATTTGATATAGAAACACCAGGTGGTATAACACATGATGCTTCTGTTGGTAATTACAAAGAATCAAACGCCTCTGGCGATTTTAATATAAACGCAGAAACAGAATCTTCTGCAAATTTATCAATTACCCCCAAGGGTACAGATTCTACTTGTAATTACTTGTATGAATTATTTAACATTACAGGTGGATTAATTACATCAACAAATAGTGCTGGACTTAGTTATAATGGATTATCTGTTGGTTCTTATATAGTTAAAGTTAGAATTAGTAAAACAGCAATACCGGTACTACCATCAAGTACAGCAACTTACAAATACAGAAGAGAAACTTATTACACTACTAAAACAGAATCAAGAGGAAATGTTACAAGAGGACCTGAATCAGTAGTAACAAGAGCATCTTTAGATAGTGATAATATAATTAATTTTGGTAGAGGTGCTAGTGGTACAGATACAATTAATATTAGTTATGATTCTACTAATGCAGATTATGTTATTTTCACCATTGGTAAAAATAAATCAAGATTAAATACATCTGGTACAGTATCTTTAACGGAATCTGATTTATTTAATGGAGAAGGAAAATACACAGTAAATTTCCAAGCAGTTTCTAATACTGATGGTAGTGGTAATGTAGTACCCGTATCATTTACTGCGGTAAGAAAAAATTTATTACCAGGTCCTGATATTATAGAAATCGAGGCACCAAGAGAAATTGTTGGTAAAGATTATCAAGGATATAATATTGACTTTAATGTAAATTGGAGTTCTATAAATGCGAATTATGTAGATATCTACATAAACGAAGCAATAGATTCTAAAAAACTTGCATCTAATAGACCACCTAATGGAAACCAAGCTTTTAATATTGCAAGTATTTTAAGAAAAGCTGGTAATACTTTAGATGAAGATTTAGACTTTGTAATATTTGATTTATTATTCATTCCTTACAACGAAGAAGGTGATGAAAAAACTTCTGGTAAAACAGAAACTATACAAATACGATTTGATAAAGGTAATATTAAATTAAGAAGAGATGAAGTTCTTCGAGATATTAAAGAATCTATTTGTGATTTATTTGATACGAGTGTTCTTGGTGGTGATTCATCTAAGTATTTAACTCACTTAATGCACTTTGGTGAGGCTGATAATAAAGTAATTGCTTCTTGGGATACAGATTATGAAACATTCTCAGAATATGAATTTAGAGAAGATACTGGTGAGAGAGTAAAAGTAAGTGAAGAAAAAACTCTTGTATTCAAATTATACGAACCACTTTCACGAGAAATACAACCCAACCAACAAATTTGGGTTTCTAAAATACAATCGATTCCATACGTTGAACAAGTTACATTAATCAACGAAGAGATAGAAGATTGTATAGAATTAGTTCCAAACTTTGGACAAGATGTTTGTGGTGAAAACATTGGATACCAACTTTATGATGATTTAGTTGCAAGTGGTTCTTCATCTTCTACCAAACTTTTAACTGAATATGTTAGTGGTAGTGGATTTGATTTAAAGAAACTTGATTTACAATTTGTAAGTTCATCGAGAGAAGTTAGTGGTTCAATATTGATTGAAGGAGAATCTACTTGGGCATGGAACAACTTTGTAAAATATTCTTCTGCAGAAGAAAGAATTAATAACTTTATGTATAAAATAAAGTTACTTGATTTCTACCAAGATAAAATAACTAAATTACAATCGGGTTCATTACACACAGGCTCAGTAACTTTACAAAATGAAATAAATAGAAACTCACAATCTATTCAAGAAGTAAAAGATAATTTTGATGCATTTGAAACATTCTTATTTACAAGTTCATCAGCTGATGGATTAACTTATCCAGGAGCAGGTGGTTCATCTATATCATCATCTACATCTGATGATGCTACTACTTGGTATAATACTATTAGTACATCTGCACAGAATTATGATTATTATAATAAAGATTATTTGGTAAACAACTTACCACTTCATCTTCAAAACTCAACTGATTCAGAACAATTTAAAATGTTCTTTAACATGATGGGTCATCACTTTGATGTACTATATTCATATACAAAATCTATTGCACAGAAAAAGAATTTAGAGCACAAATATAATATCGGTATAAAAGATTCTTTAGTTTCTGAAATGTTAAAATCTTTAGGTTGGGATACCAAAGTACCCGCTAAAGCACAATCACTATGGGAATATGCTTTCGGTCAAACTTCTGATGGAACTTCAGTGTCCTCAATGACTGGTAAACAAATGCAGAATCAAATATGGAGAAGATTATTAAATAACTTACCATACTTACTTAAACACAAAGGTTCGAGTAGAGCAGTAAAAGCAGCTCTTGCTTGTTATGGTGTTCCTTCTTCTATGTTAACAATCATGGAATTTGGTGGACCAAGAAGAGCAGATGGTGGTACAACTAAATTCTCATTCGAAGATAGAACAGCTGCTATTAATATTAGTGGTTCTGAAGCTGTACTAGTACCATGGAAAGAATATACTGATACCTCAGATTATCCAAATTGTGTTGAAATTCGAGTTAACTCTGATGTAAGACAAGACCAAACATTTGTATCGAGTTCTCTATGGAGTGTGGGTGTTATACATTATAGTGGTAATCAAGCAAAACTTAAATTAACTGTTGCAGATACCACATCTGCATATTCAGTAACATCATCTGAGTTCCCATTCTATAATGATGAATATACTCAAGTTATCGTAACAAAAAGCGGTAACTCATTTAATGTATATGGTAAAGAGGCATTCCAAGGTAGAATCAGAAGTGAAGTTTCTGCTTCCTTAGAATTAGAAGGACATATTTGGCAAACTGATACCACTTTAAAAATTGGTGGATACAACTTTACTGGTTCTGTTGATGAGTTTAGATATTGGACTACTCCACTATCTGAATCGAGAATGGATAATCATACATTGATGCCAGATGCAATCGATGGTAACCACCATTCATCTTCTACTGAAGATTTAATTTATCGTTTAGATTTTGAATATCCAAAAGATAGAAGTTCAGGTGGTGATGTGTACATTAAAAACGTATCTATAAATGAGGGATATGGAGAATCATTTGCAACTGCAAGTGGATTTACTTCTATATCTGAGTATCCATATCACTATACAACTTATGAAAGAACTGTAACCGCAAATGTTCCTTCAAGTGGATTTAACGTTTCTCAAAAATTTAGATTTGAAGAACAACAAGGTCTAAATGAAGATATAGAAAAAGGATTAACTCTTTCTTATAGAGAACGTTCAACTAAAAAATCATTTGATACTTCACCAATTGATTCAAATAGATTAGGATTATTCTTTTCTCCAATAAAAGAAATTAATATGGATATTCTTAAATCTATTGGACAGTTTGAATTAGATGATTATATTGGTAATCCATCAGATGAATATGAATATGAATATAAAGATTTACGAGTTCTTAGAAATTATTACTTTGAAAGATATAGTTTAAATCTTTATGAATACATTCAGTTGGTAAGATATATTGACCAATCCTTATTTGAAGTATTAGAATCTTTAGTACCTGCAAGAGCTATTGTATCAAGTGGATTATTAATTGAACCACACTTACTTGAAAGAAATAAAGTAAAAAGAACAAAACCACAAGCAGTAGATTATGGTTCTAAATTCCAAGATGGTGTTCTTACTTTAAGAGAATCATTACAACTTAATATGGTGCCAATTAAGGAATGGCCAGCTAATTTAAGATTACAAGAACAGGTTAGATTATCTGGTTTACAGAAAGAATATAATTCTTTCATTAAAATGGAAAAACCAACTTTCCAAGGAAACTTTCAAGATTTCTTAGGTAGATTACAGAATATAACACCAACGTTTGTTTCAACTGTTGATTTACTTGATGGAAGAATTACGGATTCTGCGGTGGTAGATAAACTAATAAAACAATTTGAAGCATTTGGTGGACAAGAACAAGTTGGTATAGACCCTCAAAGTTTAAGAAATGGTATGGCAGGTATAACCGCTAAAAATGGATATGCTTACATTACTAAATTAGATGGTAGAGGAAATCTCATAAAAGAACACAAACAAGTATTTATAGTAGAAGAAACGTACACTATAAAAATACCAACGTTAATAAATCAATTAGACCCATCATTGGGTTACTACGATGAAATTGTTACTAAAACAAGAAAAGTTGTTGTATTTGCTGATATAGGTATAAATCCAGACACTGGCAGACCTTATGGACCTGTTGTTGGTGGAAACATACTTTCTGTTACAAGAGCAAATTCAAATGGTGGTAAATTAGTTGGACAATTAGGATATTCTAATTTGGGTGATAAGTATAGTGGAAGAGGATTTAGATTCCCTTCTAAACAAACATCAAGTACTACGTTAGATGGTAAATCTCCAGTAGAAACTTTCTGTACTAATCCTAATATTCTTAAAGTATCTGATACTCAAAGAGGAGCAGGTGAACCAATTTTAGAGGTAGATGTTAAATAAATAATTAATTTTCACAAATAGTTATATTTATATATTGAAAACACAGAGGAATAAATTATGGCATATTTAGATAATTCAGAAATTACAGTTGATGCTATCCTAACAAGAAAGGGTAGAGAACTTATGGCTACCGGTCAGGGTATCAACATTACAAAATTCGCATTAGGAGATGATGAGATTGATTACTCATTATACGAACCAGCACACCCAAAAGGTAGTGCATACTATGATGCAGCAATTAAAGCAATTCCAATCACAGAAGCTTCACCAGATGAAACTCAAGTATTGAAATATAAATTGGTAACTTTACCAAAAGGAACTAAGAAAATTCCACAAGTGGAATTTGGTATTCCATCTATTTCAGTAACTCAAACTTCAGGTCAAGTTTCTCTTACACCAACAACTTCACCAGCAGGAAATACACAAGGTGGATATACTATAATTTTATCTAACAAGAACGCAGGTTCGGTAGTAGGTAGTGGTGTAGCAGCTGGAAGTGGTACAGTTCCTCTAACTCTTGGAGAGGAAATTACAACAACTGCGGCAATCGAAGTTGGACAAACATTTACATTTATTCCTAACCCAAGTATCACACAAACAATTAAAACAACGATTACTGTATATGGTAACGAAACAGGTGGTTCACAAACAATTCCTGTTACAGTAACCTATGTACAACCAAAATAATAACGGAGAACTTAAAAAATGGCACAGATATCAGGACAAGCGGGAGTAAATTTATCAGCTGATTTAGCATCATATCTATCTCAGAATAATGGTAGCTTAACTTCTGAACAATTAACCGGAATCATCAACAACTATTTGACTGGTGGTGATAAAGTACAACCACAAGGGGGTAACCTTTCTACTGGCGTGTACAAAAGATTTGGTGAGTATGATACTATACAAGGTAAGGTAGATACAGTAACTTCAGGACTGTGGACTGGTGATACTGGTTCTTTAACATCTTTTTACACATCATCTACTCAAACAACCGCAACTAAAAATTATTATCTTAATGTGTATAATGTAAATCCTGCTACTGATGAAACTGCAACTGTACAATACGCTATTGCATTTGGAAACAAATATGGAAGTGGTTCAGTATCATTAGCAAATTCAGATACTGCAACTCTTGCATCAAAAGCAACATATGCACAATATCGTTCTATCTTATTAGAAGAGGAAGATGAATTTTTCTCATTCGCATCAGCATCCGGTGGAACTCATGATTCAGAAGATATTTTTGTTATCAATGTAGCTCGTGCCCGCTACAAAGAAACAATGGATCCTGGTAACATGGAATTAAAACTTGCAGGTCCAAATGGTACATTTAATTTTATTGATGATAGTGGTAAAAAATTCTCAAACACAGTTGGTAAAGCAGGTAGAGTATTTAATATCGTTAGTGGTTCTCTAAACTTAGGAACTGAAAATGACCCAACAACTACTGCAAGATACGCAAGTGGTTCTGCTGAAGGACAAGGATATGGATTATTTTATCCAGACCAAGGTTTAATTGTACTTAACCCAGCTGCTCTTAGAGCAACAGTAGGAACTTCAGTAGATAGTGGTTCTGTTGGTGGAACTTGGTTATACAAAGGATTTGATTATGAAGGACAAAACGCTTTCTTATTACACAATATGATTGAGAGTGGTTCTGACTTCCAAGCAAGAAGAGTAGAAAACATTTCTACATCTCATTACTTTGTAAGAGCACAAAACAGAGAATTTAACTTCTCTAACAACCCAACCTTTATTACAGGTTCTGATGGTACATTTAGAGAAACAACATTTGAAACAAACCCTAAAACTTACATAACTGCAATTGGATTAATGAACGATGCTAATGAAATATTAGCCGTTGCTAAAACTTCACAACCTATTGAAAAATCATTTGATAAAGAAGTACTTATAAAAGTTAAACTTGATTTCTAAAATTTACTAAACCTCTAAACAACCCTCACCACTTAGGTGGGGGTTTTTTATTTCCATATATTTATATAGAGGAATTATCTTATGTTAAAAAATATAGCTAAATCAAACGTCCAACACAGAAGCTTTCCGGTGTATAAAAAGTTTTATGCATCTCAGAATGATTATCCTGTATTAAAGATTTATGATAAAACAAACGCACTTCATACTGGTAGCGGTGCATTTGATTCTGGCTCGTTTGAAAAAACTATTAGTGGGTCTATAATTAACTCATATCATAAGCACCCAATGTACAAATCAATAAGACAGAAATATTTTCTTGAAAATGATTTGGTAAAAATGTTTGGACCTATTTCCAATCTATATGATTTTTCAAATGAAAGAAGATTAGAAGAAACAATTTATGTAATTGATATTGACCAAATACGATATGGGGAAGGAATAAAACCATCTTCTGTTAAATTAACTTCACCAACAGTAGCTTCAGGTTCTTTGGTTACCGATGATGGTAAAGGTAGATTGTTAGCAAAAACTACTGAGTACCAATGGACACGAATGGATTTCAATCAGTTTGAAAATGATTTTACAAAAGGTGCTGATATAGTATTTGTGGATAGTGATACAAACCCTATTACAATAAGGGTACAGCCAGAAGGTATAGATTTTAATGCACCAACCGTACAATTAACATGGGAAGGCGATACTGATGTACGAACTATTCAAAGAATGGATGCTTATACAGATACCCTTCAAACAGGTAGTCAAGGTCAAATAACGATAGCAGAAGGATTAAACTTCTTAGGTAGTGGGTTAGACCAAGTACAAGTTGGAAATGTATTTTATTCAGATGGTTTAATTATATTTACTACTTTATCAGAACAAGAGGATGATGTTACTGAATATGATTTAGAATATCGTTCTACCAAAACAGTACACGAATTAGAAGTACTTTGTCAAGCAGGAGATTGTGAATTTAATTATTCACAAAATCCATCAGCAATAGACCTTACTTTAAGTGGTTCTTATAATTTTGAAACAACTGAAATAAATTCAGGTCCTAATATCATAAAACCAGGTGGAACTACAAAAATAAAACAAGTTAATTCTATTTTTAGAAAAGAAGAATATTATGGAACAACTGGTTCTGTAACTGGTTCTTGGGATGATTACTATAATTATTCATTAACAGACCCAACCGGTTCTTACTTAACTACTTTCGTATCAACAATTGGGTTGTACGATGATAACAATAATTTGGTAGCGGTAGCAAAATTACCACAACCAATTAAGAAATATCCTGATATGGCTGTGAATTTCATAGTTAGAATGGATTTATAACATATTTATACTTATATAAAAGAGGAACAATATTATGGCACATAAGAGTATTTTAGATTTATATGAAGCATCAGATGTTTCAAAATATCCAGTAAACAACCAATCAGATGATAGAACTCCAATCTCTCAAGGAGTTGGAAACACGAGTGATGGAGATCCAGATAATAATATAAATTCTCAATTCAAACATATAGCACCAGATGGTACTGTTGTTAAAACATCAAGTGTATTTTTAGGTAGAGGTGGTGATTTGGGAAATCATGGTGATTTAGCTGGAAAAGTATCTAGTTGGACTCCTGAAAAGAGATATAATCGTTCCAATGCCGATATCATGCGAAATATCAAAAAATAAACTTTTTGAGTTTATTAATCAATCGTTCCAAAAAATGGGGATTTATTCATATACCCAAAACTGGCGGTACATCTATGACCGCTACTCTTAAAAAACAAGAGGGTACTGAATATGTTTCTACATCTCACAATCACATAGGTAAGTTTGAGAACATAAAGGACTACTATATTTTTTGTATGGTAAGGAATCCTT